ACGTCAGGGCGAACGAGTCCCGCGCCACCTCGGCCACCGGGCGGGCCGTCGCCCGCGCCACCTGCACCACCACCCGCGCCACGTACTGCGAGACTGACCGCGGCACCGAGACCGTCGCCCCGGTGCCAACGGTCAGTTTCCCGCCGCTGGCTCCGCTCCGCTCCGCTCGTCCTGCCCGGCGTCCTGGCTCGCCAACTGCGCCTCCACCTCGGCCACCGCGCCCCGCGTGAGCTGCACCAGCGCGCCGAGCTGGTCGACCGTCAGCCGGTCCACCTCCGCCGCGGTCAGCTCGGGGCACGAGGCCCGCACCACGTCCAGCAGGGCGCCCATCAGCGACACCCCGGTGGGGTCGGCCTCCTGCGCCACGGCCAGCTTGTGGGCCGCGGCGCCGGAAATGGGGCGCACCGTCACCTCCCGCCCGAACAGCCGCACCCGCGGCAGCCGGGCGTCCGACACCAGCGCATCGAGGTCCACCACCTTGGCGGTCAGCATCAGACGGCGGCGAGGTACTCGATCCGGTACGGCATGTCGCCGACGTTGGCGCCCGAGACGGTCATGTCGAGCCGCGCCTCGATCTCGATGGCGATGGCGATCTCGGCGCTGTCCTGCGAGGTCATGTCGTACTTGGTCAGCAGCGCCGCGGGGAACCGCACCTGCACGAACGCCCCGGACCCGCGCAGCCAGATGGCCCGCACGTCGGTCAGGTAGTCGCCCGACGCCAGCAGCGAGCCCGCCCGCTTGCCCTGGTAGCTGGTCGAGCCGGTCCACGCGCCCGACGCCACCACGGTGGCCCCCGGCTCGATCTGGCCCACGTTCGTGGTGCTGAGTTGGATCATGGTGCCGGTCAGCTTGGGCATGGTCGCCGCCTTGCGGTCCAGCCCGCGCACGGGCGAGCGCCGCCCGTCGAACTCGATGGCCCGGTACTCGGTGCCGGGGTCGAACTTGAGGCCGCCGGTCATCGCGCCCAGCACGCTGGAGCCGATGTAGAGGACGCCCGAGTCCAGCAGGACGTCGGTCGGAAGCGAGCTGGTGTAGCCAGTCAGTGGGGCAGTCACGGGTCACCTCGGTGGTTGGGGTCGCCGCTGGGTAAGCTATCGGGCGCAGCGGCACGCGCCCACGGCTGGCACGTGGCCACAGTCAACGGGTCGTCAGGACGGTGGGCCACAAGATCAGGTCATACGTAGCGACCACGCCCACCACGGTGCTGTCGGCGGGGTCGGTGAACTGCGGGATGGTGTTGCGCTGACGCGTGCGGCCCACCATGAGCCCGGCGTCATTGTCCGTCAGGCTCAGCAGGCAGCCGTCCACGATGTCCATGGCCGACTCGATCACCGGGAGCTGTGCCTCGGGTTGGCCGATGGCCTGCACCTCAAGCTGGGCGGTCTCCCGGTAGCCGGACGCCCACGGCGTGGACACCCGATCCAGCCGCAGGGTGAGGTACGGGAACGTCGGCGGCTGCGGGTGGGCGCGCACCCAGATGTTGTCGCTGCCCAGGTAGTCGGCCAGCCGCTCGCCCTGCGGGGTGACGTGCGCCAGCAGCAGCGACCGGATGCGGGCGTAGATGGCCACCGTGGACCCGGTGCCCTGCCGCAGGTTGTTGTTCGGGACCACCCACTTCGGCTTGGTCATACTTCCCACCGCTTCATGTACCGCTTGACGGTCTTGGCGTACTCGGCGCCCAGCGCCGGGGTGGCCTCCACCCCGGTGGGCCGGAAAATCTCGCGCCGTTCATGGCGACGGGTGAACACGTTGTAGTGCCCCAGCTCCCAATAGAGCGGCACCATCCACGCCTTCCCGCGCTGCACACCGCCCGCCTGCGGCGCCGCCCCGCCGAACCGCGGCCCGACCCGGATTGACCATCCTTCTCGCCCGAGTGTCGGTTCGTCCTCCCGCTGGATGGACGCCTTTACCTTGAGCGTGTCGCGAAAGCGCCCGCCCTTATAGTAGCCTGAGCCGAAGGCCTTCTTGAGCCGACGCACGAGCACGTTCCCGCAGGCCACCACGCCTTGCCGACGAGCGAACTCAAGGTCGAAAGCGAACCGGGCCGCGTTGTTCGTGAACCTGACCGGCACTAGACGTACCTCGGCTGCTCGACCAGCAGCGGGACCACACCGTCCAGATCGGGGACCGCCAGATTCGCCCCGGCGCGCACCACCTGGTAGATGGTCTGCCCCACGTAGGGGATCAGGAGGTTCGTATATGCCGGGCTAATCTCGGCGTAGTAGGTGCCCAGCGTCCCCGACTCGGTGAGCGGGAAGCTCGACAGCCCCGCGATAGGCGAGGCGCCCAGCGCGTCGGTGCAGAAGCTGACCGTGGCCGAGGTGTTGGTCCAGACCGTAAAGCTGTTGCTGGACCCCACGTACCGCGTCAGCTCGATGCGTGCCAGGTAGGTGTTCCGCGGCTGAATGGTCTTGCGCGTGGCCGTGCTCGTCATGTCGTGCCCTCCGAATGGTCCACCATGAGCACCGCCAGCCCGCCCCGGTCAAAACCCCGGCGCGCATGGCCGCTGCCGTCCACCACCAGCACCCACATCCCCGAGCGGTCCCGCGCTCGTCCCCGAATGATCGGGCCGCGCACCAGCGCCGCCGGTTGCCCGGTCAGCACATAGGCCCCAGACAGCGGGCGCAGCACCCGCCCGAACTTGAGCGCCGCCGGTTGGCCCGTGAGCGTGTACGCCCCGGCGTTTGCCGGCATGGTAACGCCGAACGAAAACCCGGCGTCCTGTCCGGTCAGCAGATAGGCGCCCGCAGCGCCACGCTGGCGCAGGTGGAACGCCGCCGCCTGCCCGGTCAGGTTGTACGCCCCCGCATCGGCAGCCAGCAGTTGCACCCGCCGCAGCGCCGCGTCCTGCCCGGTCAGCGTATAGGCCCCGGCGTCAGACGCATTGCTGCGGGCGAACGCCGCCGCTTGCCCGGTCACCGTGTAGGTGCCCGCCCCGCCCTGCATGGTGATCGAGACGCCGATCCCCGCCGCCTGCCCCGTCAGGGTATAGGCGCCCGCCTCGTGCGTGACGCTGCGGTCGAACCCAGCATCCTGCCCCGTCGCGGTGTAGGCGCCCGCGTCCCCCGCCAGGGAGAACGCGGCGAACCCGAGCGCGCACAGTGGCGCGGTCGCGAGCGGGTAGAAGCCCAGCACGTTACGCCACCGCGCCCGGCGGGTCGTCCGTCACGAGCTGCGGCGCCGTGGGCCGCACCGTGTCCTCCACGTCCACCAGCAGCACCCAGCCCTCGCCGTCGTGGTGGAACGTGACCGGCTGCCCCTTGAGCTGGTGCGCGTCAAGGATCGGGGCGAGCCGGGCGTCGGCGCTCGCCTGCGCCTCGGCCTGTGTGCGCTGGAGCCACGCGGCGACCTCGGAGACGAGCGCCTGCTCCACCGCGGACAGCGCGCGCGGCACCTTCACGCGTCCTTCAGATCAGGCGCCGCCACGGACACCGTGCCGACCGGGGCGCTGGCGACCGCCACGTCGGCGGCGGGGATGTTGAGCTTCTCGGCCACAGCGGCTTCGAGCTGCGCGTCGGTCCAGTCCTCGGCCAGCGTCTCGGAGTCGATGACCACGACGAACTGCACCGTGGTGGTGCCGGTCACGCCGGTCACGGTCTCGACGCAGTGGCACTCGGTCTTGCCCTGTGCGTACTGCACGGCGGCGGTGTTGATGACGACGGGGGCGGGCATGGGCTCAGGCGTTGTAATAGGGGATACGGACCTCGGTGGTGCCGACGTGCGCCACGAGGTAGCCCAGCGGGTTGGCGGGCAGCGCCGAGGCGGCGCCGGTTGCGCCCACGGTGGTGCTGGTCGTGCTGCCGAACGTGGTGGTGGACGCTGCACCCGCCGACGCTGCCCCGGCGCGCACCCAACCCGCGCCGACCATGTTGCGCCCGAGGTACAGGTCGCGGGGGCGCGTGGCCCCGCTCGCGCCGATGTCGAAGGTGTTGTCGACGCCTGCGAGGAAATGGCCCGTGGTGTCAATGCGCCACCGTTCGTTTCTGCTGCTTTGCTGGAAAATGATCGGACCAGAGCCGTAAACGCCAATCACCAAGCCGCGCGTACCGGATGCTGGTCCAATCGTGACGGCCTCAAGAATACCCGAATTGTCCCAACCCGGCACGCCGAACGCCGACGAACCGCCCATACCAAAGTAGACGTACTGGTTAGCGTTGGCGGTATTGGTGACTTGCAGACTCACCACGCTTGTCGTGTTGCGGGAAACATCAAAATCAACAGCGGGTGTTGCCGTCCCCACCCCCACGCGGTTGTTCGTGGCGTCCACCGCGAGCGTACCGCCGTCCACGTTCAGGTTGCGCGCCACGAACAGGTCGCGCGGGCGACTCGCCCCGCTTGCGCCGATGTCGTAGGTGTTGTCGGCGCCTGCAAGGAAATGCCCCGTGCTTGCGCCGATGCTCCAGCGAACAACCCGGAACCCTGTGTGGAACTCAATCGGCCCACCGTTTGCGCCAGTGGTAACCGCACCGATAACCAGCCCGTTTGGGGTCGTACCTTCAACGGCTGCACGGCTTACGAGCGCAGTCACTCCAAAAGCCGTTGTTCCATAGACAGCCAGCCGAAAGCTGCCGCTGTTCTGTGCGTTGGTCAGGTCATAGTAGACGCCGTTCGCATTGTTGCTGTTGACGGCAAACGGAGCGGCGGAGCTGGCGTTCGTCACCGTCAAGCTGGTCAGCGTGCCCACGCTGGTCAAACTCGACGCCGTGACGCCAGACGCCAGGGTATTGCCGGTGAGCGTGCCCGCCGCCGCCGCCACCGTGATGTCCGCCGTCCCGTTAAAGCTGACGCCGTTGATGTTCCGCGCCGTCTGCAACGCCGTCGCCGTGCTGGCGTTGCCCGTCAGCGCCGCGGTGATCGTGCCTGCCGCGAAATTCCCCGAGCCGTCCCGCTTGACCACCTTGTTAGCGGTGTTCGTGCTCGCCACATCGTCCGTGGTCACCAGCCCAACCGCCGGGATCGAACAAAACACGTCCTTGGCCCCGGCGCTAAACGTCACCTTCGTGGTGCCGCCCGCGCTGCTGGCGATCACGGTGTCCCGCGTCAGGGTGCCAGCGCCCGTCGTGCCGATCCCGATCTCCCACTCGGCCCCGAGCGCCGCCACATAGTAGACGGACACGCCGTTGCCGAAGGCCGACGAAAACGACACGAACCCGGTGACCGCTCCCGCCAGCGAGAACGTCCCCGTGCCCGTGGTGGTGCTGGTCTCCCGTACGCGATCCGATAGCGCAGGCATAGGTCAGCCCTTACGCGATGGTCAGGACGCCCGTGGTCGGGTCGAAGTCGACCGCGAACGTGTCGCCCGCCGACAGCGTGATGCTCGTCCCGTAATCCCACCACGCGATAAGGTTCTTGCTGGCCGTCGTGTCGTTGTACAGCACGGCGTACCGGAACGGCCCGATGGTCCCGCCCGTCGCCGTCCAGGTGGCGGGGTCGGCGAGCACCAGCTTGTAGGTGCCGCCCGTCTGCGACGAGCTGGTCTGCGCCGCCGTGTTGCCGCCCGCCGTGTAGCCGTTCCCCGCGCTGATCTCCGCCAGGTCGGCCTTCACCGCGTCGGTCGCCGCGTCCGGCGTGGCGTTGCTCAGGTAGACCTTGAGCGTGTCGCTGCCGAGGTTGTGCACCTTTTCGGCCAGCGCCTCCACGAACGCCTGGAACTTGTTGTAGGTCGCCATCGTCGTCCCTCGGGGTTAGGTCATGAAGCCGACGCCGCCCAGCGTCAGCACGGAAGCCGTGATTGCCGTCGTGTCGCTGTCGTTCTTGATGACAACCGAGATGATGTCGTCCTCGGCGATGGGGATGAGCCCGGACAGGTAGATGCCGACCGGATTGCCGCTCAGGTTGCCGTAGAACGCAGTGAGCGCCAGCTCCGGAATCGCCACGCCGTTCTTGGCAAACGTGCAGGTGAACCGCTTGTTGTTGGCGGCGGGCAGCACCTCCAGCGTGGCCTGCGCGTTCAGAATCTGCGTGGTCGCCTTCTCCCACCGCAGTTGGCCGTTTGCCGGCATGGACACACAGCTCGTGCAGACCGCCGTGTCCAGTGCGGTGGTCCCCGCCACCGGCACGTAGGTGCCGCTGCTGCCGAAGGTGGTCGCCACCGCCCCGCCGCTCGTCAGCTCAAGCTGGCCCCGGCTCGGGTAGAGCGACACCGTGAGGTCGCGCACGATTTGCGCGGTGATGTTGCCGCTTGTGTTGTCGGCCAGTAGGGCCAGCAGCGCCGACAGCGTGCGTGGGGTGTCAGCCATCAGGCGAAAGCCTCGTCGAAGGCGGAAGAAAACTCATTGGTGGTCACCAGATGCACGCCGTCCAGCGTGGCCAGCCCCTCGAAGCCCGCAAACTCCACCGCCTCGGTCGGGGTCACCGCCTCCAGGTCGAGCCGCTGCGACCGCAGCTGGCGCTGCGGCACCACGCCCCGCACCCAATAGACGGTCTCGTCCCCCTCCAGCCGCACGAGCCCCGCCAGCGGCACCGGCACGTAGTCGGCCACCGTGGCCCGCGCCGTCGTCCGGTAGCTGATGTGCATCTGCGGGTCGGTGCCCACGTTCTGCCCGTCGCTGGTGGCGTCGATGCGGCCCCAATAGGTGCCTTGGTAGGCGTAGACCGGGCGCATGAAACCGTCTGCGCCCGCGTCCTCGCGCGCCCACAGGCTCACCCGCTGGTCCAGCCGCCCCGCCACCATGGTCATTGCGCCACCCCCAGCCGGAACAAGCGCAGGCTCTTGACCACCCGCGCCACCGTCTCCCGGCTCGCGTCCCAGCTTATCGTCGTGTCGCCCGCCTTCTCGCTGGCCGCGCCCGGGGTGCGGCGCTGGTACAGGTCGGCGGCAAGGTCCAGAATCATCTCGGTCAGCAGCGGCTCAATGCGCGCATAATCCGAGCGCAGGGACAGGCCGCAGTTTGCGGTGATCGTGTACGGCCCGTTGTAGAAGCTGGTGAGCGGCTTGGCATAGATCATGCCAGACGCCCCGTACACGGTATACGTGGTGGCGTCGACCGTCGCTCCCTCGCTGTCCGTGATGCTAACCGACGCGATCGGACGCCGCGGGAAGATCAGGCTAGTGACCGGCTCGTCGAGCGACTCGGCCCGGTCCACCGCGGTCTGGCTCTCGGCGGTGATCGGGCAGTCGATCCACCCTTCCACCATCGCCTGCGCACGCGCCACCAGCGCGGCCAGCAGCGCGTTCTCCGCGTTGGTCTCGATCCGCAGGTACGTCTTGAGGTCGGTGCTAGTCGGCAGCGCCACGGACGGCCTCGCGCAGAATGGTGGCGTACTTGGCCCCGACGACCGGGTAGTCGTGGTGGGCCGCGGTGTAATCGTATACCCGGCGCGCCTCGGCGGCGTAGTGGTCACTGTCAACGCACAGCCGCCGCACCGCCTCGCGCAGCTCCTCGCGGGTGTCCGCGAAGGTCCACGGACACCCGATCCCGAGCTTCGCCAGGTCGTCCACCGCGGCATGATCGCCCGCGATGACGGGCAGCCCCATCGCCGCGCCCTCCAGCCCCGAGCCCTGCATCCCCAGCCAGAAAGAGTCAAACACCACGTGACAGGTGGCCTTGAGCGCCAGCGCCTCGCCGTGGCTCATGTCCTCGATCAGCACCGGCTCCACGGGCAGGCCGTAGTCCTTGAGATAGGCCATTACCGCCAAGAAGTCCGCGGTGCCCTTGATCTCGCGCCGCGTCGGGCTGTGCGCCACGCGCAGCCGCCCGCCCTCCCACGGCAGCGGGTAGCGCGTCACGCTGGCCCGCAGCGCCTGGTAATTGTTCACAGGCATCGGGATCGGCAGCCAGTGCTCCACCCCGTGCCGGTGGTGGTAGGGCCGCGCCCCGAACACCAGCGCGCCCATCTTGTCGTCTGTGTCGCGGTCGCGGTACGTGACCCGCTGGTCGCCCGGGGGCAGGCTGCCATGGTAGGTGATCGCCACCCGCTGCCGCTCGGTCGGCGCGACCCGCATCCGTTGGAACAGGCCGCGGTAGTCCATGTGGCAGTGAATCACGTCCGCCGTCGCGGCCAGCACGTCCACCGTCACGCGGTGGGCGTCCCCGTCCCACTGCCGCCAGTGGCAGTGCGGGTTGGTATAGTCGTAGCGCACCAGCGCCGACAGCACGCCCGGGGCGGTGTTGGCCGCGGAATGGTAGCGGTAGACCGAGCTGCCGGGGTCGTATTCAGTCACCTGAAGCACGCGCAGCGCGCCCGGGGTGGAATCCGCCGCGGTGTAGTGCTCGGGCACCTCAGGGGGCGACAAGAGCCGCCCCTGTCCCGTCCAGAGCTGGGCGACGGTCGCATCATCCACCACCAACGCGTTCTCGGCCAGCCCAGGGCGCATCTGCGTAGCCGCCTCGTCCCACGCGGCCTTGATGCTGGCGCCCATGGCCCACGCCATCGGGTGCGACAGCACCAGCCCCCACTGCACGAGATCGCTCACCCGGTCGGCGGGCACCTCGAACACCTCCCGCGCCTCGCGCCGCACGCCGCCAATGACGCATGGCTGGATCGCCATGACCTTGGCCGCGGCGGGCGCGGGCGTCGGGGGCACAACGGCCTGGGCCACCGGGGGGAGCGCCCCGGTGGCCTTGGCCTTCCTGCTGACTGCCTTACGAGCTGGCGACGACATCCAGCACGACGAACGGCGAATGCGGATCGACCTTCACGCCCGCCGACGTCTTGTAGGCGTAGGTGGACGTGGGGATCGGGATGCCGCCACCACGCGCCAGGAACCGGTACGTGGTGATGTCCTGCACGAACTTGACGTGGATGGACGACTCCACCGTCAGGGCCTGCCGCAGCCCCATGGCGTAGAAGTCGCCGTTGACCAGCGCCACGTCCCCGCGGGTGCCGATGGTCGGCAGGATGTCGGTCACGATCACCGGCAGCCCGAGGAGCAGCATCTGCGGACGGTCCCGCAGGTTGCTGATCCAGGTGACCATCGTGTTGTTCGTGGTCTGGAGCGCGAACAGCTTCGACAGCACCCGGCGCGAGATCATCCACACCGAGTTGGGGCCGACCGTGTGCCGCTCGTACATGGCGAAGGCGTCCGCCGCCGTGAACGTCCCGGCACTGGCGCGGTTCACCGCGATGAGCGCGCCGTTGTTGCTGTTGAGCGCACCGAGCGGCTGGGACGAGCCCGTGCCGTCGATGGTCAGGTCTTCGTTCAGCTTGTTGATGATCTGCCCGCCGACCGCGGTCGTGACCTCGCTGGGCAGCTCGCCCGTGAAGTCATCGCCGAGGATTTCGTCGCCGAACTCGGTGATCGCGGCGTACTTGTAGATTTCCAGCAGCCGCTGGCCGAACACCGGCTCGCGCTCCGGCTTGGTGCTGCCCTCGCCCACGATGGTGACGTTGGCGATCTTACCCGCCATCGGGCGGTTCAGCGTGGTCGTGCCCTCGTCCTGGATCAGGTACGGGATGCGCAGCGACCGACCGGGGACGTTGTACCGGCGGGCGTACTGGAAGATGCCCGGCTGGGCGTTGCTGACCGAGAAGATCTCGGGCACCTGCGTCAGGGGCAGCAGGTACTCGCCGCCCGACGTGGAGCCGGTGATCGTGCGGGTCATCTCGGCCACCTTGCGCAGCCCCTCCAGCTCGCGGGCGTCCTTCGTCCCCTTGCTCGCGGCGCGGATGTAGCTGCCCAGCGTGCGGAAGTGCCCCACGAGCACCTTGCGCACGTCCTGCATGGCGTCCTGCATCCCGCGGAACTCGGTGCGCTCGGCCTCCCCGCCCACGTCCACCCGGGTGAGCCCCTCGTTCCCGCCCTGCCGGTCGATCTCGGCGTCGGGCGTGAACTCCGCCGCGGCCTGCGCCCGCATCTCCAGCGCCACGATCCCGTCCGTGCGCGCCTTCACCTCGTCCGCACTCAGCGTGAGCGCGGGGTCCATCAGCTCGGCGCGCAGCTTCTGCGCCTGGGCGCGCAGCTCGTTCGCGGCGCGGTTCTTGGTCACCAGCGTGTTCTGCATCGTCTCCTCGGGTCTATACGGAATAGGTCTGCCGCACGGCAGCGAGCCGGTCGGCCATCGTGACCGCGGCGTCCTCGCGGGCTGGCGCGGGCGTGGGCGGGGCGCAACAATCCGTGCGCGTGCCCGGGGCCACATCGTGCAGGTACGGGGAAGCGTAGGCATCCAGCACCGCCTGCCGGTCGGTGACGCTCAGAGCGTCGAGCGCCGTGCGGGCGGCAATCATGAGCAGGTCACGGTCCGTGCGCACGGGGTCGCGGAGCTGCTCGGGAACATCCGGGGTGCTCTTGTCGCTGCGCGCCCCCAGCACGTCGGTGCCGGGGACGCTGGGCATCGGGGTCAGGCTGACCTCGCGGAGCTCGATTTCGAGGAACCGCTCGACGGTCTTGCCGTCCACCACGGCCATCTCGGTCCGCTTGGGGACGAACCCGATCGACAGCCCGGTCACGGCGCCCGCGGCCATGACGGCCTTCACGTAGTCCCGCGCTGCGTGCCCCGCCTCCGTGTCGAACAGGTCGGCCACCATGACCAGCCCGTCGCCGGTATCCGTCAGGCTGGCGACCACGCCGACGTGGGCATCCACCTCGCGCTCGTGGTCCATCAGGAAGGGGACGCGCCGCGCCTTGACCTTGGTGTCAATGGTCCGCTTGGCGCAGCCCCGGGCGAACACCGTGCCGTAGGTGTCCACCTGCTCGTAGGTCAGCGCCACGCCGGTAATGCGCCCCGCGATCCCTTCGGGCAGCCCTTCCTGGCGGGCTTCGAGCGCCACCTCGCGGCGGTACAGCGTCACGGTGTCGATGGTCATAGGACGCCCTGCGCCTCCTCGGGGGTCTCGGTGTAGTAAACCAAAGTGCAGCGGCAGTTAATTGTGTTAGCCGGGTCGTTTGTGGACGGGTCGAGCGGGTAGAGCAGCCCGGTGTTAGGGAAGCG